AATTTCATACGATACCGGCGCGACGGTTTAACAAGCGAAACACAATTTTCATTGTAGTAACTAATCAACTCCCGCTTTTGAGAATCACCCGCTTTCAAATACTTTGAACCAATATCAATCAAGTTTCTCATTTAATTATAACCCCGCTTTGCAATAGAGAAATTATATTCATTTTCTCGTTTAAAGTAGCTTTACATTTCAAGTTTATTTTCTCAACTTCAACAAACCCTGAATTACCAATAAGAACCCCTGTTTTAGAAACCATATTATTAAAAAACCCATTTACTATTTCAGGTTTTGTTATCCGAACATAAGCAGAATAAAATTCATTCAGCATTCCCGAATCACTAGCAACGTCTTTAACAATAACCCGCCCAAACCTGAAAGGTATTTTACGGCCTAATTTTGTTTTCTGACTCACTATTGGGGTTTCAGAATCGTTGTAAACGTTAACAGTAGCTTCTCCATTATAACAATCTATAAGATATTCTGAACTAATTGTTTTACCAATTACCAACGACGGTTCCAAATCAATAACAGAATCAACAAAAGGTAAAAACATTTCCAGTTTAACCCCGTCAAAATCAGAACTATTCCCGGTTTCAGGTATTGGGATTTCCCCCATATCAACCGTTAACAAATCATTATTTATAACACTTGCTTCAATTGTGCTTGTATAATCCCCCAATTCTATGAATGTAGAATCAGGATAGTAATCAGAGGGTATTTTAAAAGGTATCTTTAACAATTCAATAACATAATCCCGTTTATCAATACTACTCTCTGGGTTTGCAGGATCACCGGCGGGGATTTGCGCCAAACTTGCAAGGTTATCAGGGGTAACTAAATAAACCCTGTTAAAAGGCGCTACGGTTGTAACTCCTGCTATTTTACTAACATCAATTGAAATTAACCCTAAATCAGAATTGAATAACCCATAATGACTTTTTATTTCTGCCCTAAATTCATCCCCATAACTCGCATAATTATTAAAACTTAAAAATGCTCCAACTGCCGGGTTTATTAAAAAACCAGAAACCGAATCAATGGGACTGTCCCCGGTCGGTCTAACTACTAGCCAAGTATCAGGGGAATAAGTAATATCAGAATCTAAAATATCAAATTCAGTATCAGGCTGAAATGTTTTTACTATGGTTCCAATTCCCTCTTCTAAAGTTATTTCAAAATCATTTCCAACAATAGAATTGAAAATAAATGTTTGCTTTGAAACAGCCATAAATCACCCCCAGCGGTAAACGCTCAAAATTGAATTATCAGTTTCTTCTAAAACAACCGGACTGATTTCATTTGTGATAATTTCCCGCCCGGTTCTTTCAGATTCATACTCCCCATAATCCCCCACATTTATTTTACTTCGATAATACGCTTCACTGGTTAGAATTTCGGTTTTGTAGGTTTCTAAATAATCAACCTCACAACTCAATTTCGAAACAGTGTTATTCATTACCGTAATATTTCTAACAAAATAAAACCTTTCAATTTCTGTTATGAAACAATAATTATAATCTTTATAATCAATTCCCGCGATTGTTTCCAGAATTAAATCAGGGTTTGTAATATCCGTATCTGATTTTAAATAAATGGTTATACTTTCAGGTTCGGTTAACGTTTTATTTATAACGTTGTCACCGTCTAAAGTTTTATAAAGAGTTAGTAACATATAAACCCCTAATAAAAAAGGGGACACAATGGCCCCCTTTCTTAATTACTTATTCAATGGATTTAGGCCACGAAGAAAACAACGAAGTTCTCATCCAAGTCATTATAGAACCCCGCATCAAACTTATAAAAGTTTGTGTAGAATTCCGCTTTAGGGTTGTAGTTAGTTGTAACCCGACGATCAAGGTTAGAAACCCCTAGCGCGTCTCGGTCAAAAATAACACCTAGAATACCGTCAAAAACAACTGTATTCCCCCCGCTGGTTTTAACGTTGATTGCCGAAACATCGTCAAACCCGTAACCGGTCCCCGAACCTTGCCAATATGGAACCGTTTCGTGTTGTGGCAACAGCAGCCGTTCAGCGTTTTGGGTGTTGCTCAACAAAAACGCTTCACTTGCTTTAGCGAAATCAGACAACAAAACAACGTGTTGTTTATCTTTAGGCGTAAACCGTTCTTTAGTCCCAACGTTAAACAACTTTGAAATACGCGCCATACGGTCGCTGTATAGCCCCATTGTATACGTTGCATACCTCATGAATTCAGAACTTGTAAGGGCTTCACTAGCGCCTAGTGTGGCGGTAAATTCAGCGTTATAAAGGGTTAAAAGGTTAACCGCTTTCACACTGGTTTCAGCCGGAACAATTGCAGGGCTTTGAGAATCATCATTCAAACCATCCCACAACGTTTCGCCCATCATGTTATTAATGGTGCGCATGATTAGCGCGTCAAGTTTAACCGTCATTGAATTTTCTACGCTAGTTGTAAGCATAGAAAGAAAACCGTTCAACTGGTTAGCATTTGAAAAACTTTCTTTTACTTGCATTTCAGTAAATGAAAGCGGGATTTCAAACGTGGTTTTACTGTTAAAAAACTTAACACTAACAGACGGTTTATAAAAAAAGTTAGGGTTATATTCGGTTGCGTCTGTTAGGTCCCAACTTTCGTTTTCGGTTCCCGCTGGCAAATCAGCACTAATCTTTTCAAGAATAGAACCGAATTCCCATGAATCCATCAATACAGAAGGAACCGCGCCAGAATATAGACGTTCCTGAAAAACTACTTTGCCAATGTGGTTTACAAGGTTTTTAACGTAATTATCAACTTTATCTAAATTAGCAAGCGTTTTGCCGATACTAACAACGTTTGATAGGTCTTCTTCTACTACTTCTGTTTCCCCCAAAATACCGGCGGTTGCCGCGTTCACTAGGGTATAAATCTGTTGGATTTTCATATCAATTCACCTTTTAATAAATACTTAACGTTAAGTAACCGGCTATATCGTCTAATACAGACGTCACTATACTGTTTCTGGTTTAAGAACTCAACCGGTTAAACATAGTTTTAACGTTTATTTGTTCGTCTGTCAAGGTTCTAGTTGTTAAACCTGTTAAATCGTCTGTTCCACTAACAGAACTCCCTTTATCATCAGCCATTGTATTAGAATTAAACGCCGAAACTTTATCTGTAGAATCGTTACTGTTTAATCTTTCTTCTGTTCTATCTATTGTTTCTGTTACTTCCCGCCTATCGTTTGGGTTTTCTATTAAATCACCCATTTTAACGTAACTATTCCATGTTTGTTCAAAGTTCAAAATTAACATAGTTGCAATGCTGTTAATATCGTTATCTTCAAACGGTTCAAAAACTTGTTTATTCCCGTAATTAGTAACCAGCATTAAATCTAAAACCGCTTCATTATCCACAATAAACGAGAATGGCTCAACGGTAACGATAGCCGAAAAAAGACTATCATCCGCCAAAAATTCCTTTAAATTACTCATCTTTAGCCCCTTGTAATTCAGTTAGACGAACTAACATAATTTCCCTTTCTTCTTCTGTTAGTTCGCCGTTTTCTAAAGTGGCTTTAATTTCGTTTATTTCACTTTCTATCTTTTCGTTTGAAAATCCGTCTAACAATTCTGACGATGATTTCAAAGATGAACCACCTATCGTTTCTTCTGATTCTTCCGGTTGATTGTCTGATAGTTCTTCCCCTTCTTCTGTATCGGTTTCTAGTGTGGTTTCTTGCGGTTCTTCTTCCCCCTCTTCTATGACTTCCCCTTCTTCTGTATCGGTTTCTAGTGTGGTTTCTTGCGGTTCTTCTGGCAACGTTTCGTCTGGCGTTTCGTCTAACGTTTCGTCTGGCGTTTCGTCTAACGTTTCGTCTGGCGTTTCGTCTACGATACCGTCGACCATTTCTTTATTCTTTTTGTTCCAAACCGAACCATAATCAATAGAGATTTCTAGCCCGTATTTTTCGTTGATTTGTTCCAGTGCGGTTAACCGACATTTCATCATGTTATCAATGAAAGGGTATAAAATATCGTCCCCTTGATCAACTTCCCCGCTGGTTAGTCGTTCGCGTTTCATGTTAAAATTTGCATCTAAACCAATTTCATTAAACAAACCTGCTTTAATGTATTGTTGGTATTCGATAAGGGTTGTAATTGAACTACCTTGGCTGTTTCCCGTTGTGTGGGTTTTAACCCCATCAAACATAGGTGAAGAACTTATAACGCTTATTTCACCGTTGATAAGGTTTTCAATGTATTTATCTGCACTTGCTTTTGTTTTGTCATCGGTTGCGCTTAACATAATTTGTAGTCGGTTACTGTAACCGTTTAGAACCATGTTAATATCATTTTCAGTTAACAGGGAATTGTATTTATTGAATAGCGGTAATAGACCTATCAGGCTATCATCGTTATGAATTAAAACCCCGTCCTTTTTTATGTCTAGTGTTTTGTTGAAGTTTAAAGCAACGTTGTTGATTGTAATTTTTGACGGGTTCCCATATACGTCCTGCTCCCCGCCTAATCCCCCGCCGAAAGCATAAAGTTCACCTTCAACTTCTGTTATGAAAGCGTAACCATTATTTTGTAAAAGTTTTTCAAGTTCGCGATATGGGATTGTTTCAGGTAATCCAATATATTCAAACATTGAAAGCGTTTTAGCAAACAGATAACGGTTGTTCTGTAATACGTTCGCTTGTTTGTTTTTGAAATCATACATGGTTTATTTCCTATCAATTTTGTCTATTAGTTTTTCCATTGCGATTGTGTTTTCGTGCAACGTTTTTCTATACTCGGCAGTTATTTTTCCGTAGCATTTAACCATTTCCCTATTAGACCAAAATAAAGCAACAGAAACCACAATAGGGAACCCCAAACTTTCTATCATTTTGCCGATTACTACGAAATCCATATTAACCCTTTTTACATAGTTTAAGATAATTGTTTACCGCGTCCCCAATAGTATTGTCTTGATAGTAAACCCGATCAGTTTTAAAGAACCATAGAACGCGCTCTTGCAGCTTGTTAATAGGGTTGTACATATTACGATTGTAATTTAGTTGGGGATTGAAGTCTAGGGAATATATTAAATCCGTTTCCCTTTCTTTTATTTCAGTTGTTTTAATATGTATGTAAGTAAAATAAATTCCTTTTGTTTCTATTACTTCACATTGGAAAATAGAATCATCAAATTCTATAAAGTAAATTAACAGAATATCTTTAGGTTTATATTTAAAAGGTAAATGCGGATAAATATCTAATTCCCATGCACCCCCTGTTATCATTTCTAATTTAGGATTATCAAATGCGAAATACTTATTTGATTTTTCCCCTTTACTAATTGAGGCGCAATGCTCAACCGCTACGGTTAGTTTTGAATTGCCGTAATGGTATACATCAATAGCCCCTTGAGTCATTTTGGTAATATGTTTTAATCCCATTTCACCAAAATACGGGCAAAATTTAGAAACGGTATTACCCAACATATATATTTTAACATCGTCTCTTTTTCGTACTATTGTTGAAACCGTATTCATAAATAATACGAATTCATCTTGAAGGTATAAACGCCCTGTTAGAAATTCATCAAAAATAATTGTAGTAATGTTAGGAAATGAAGTTGATTTGTCGTGTTCGCCGTCTGATAGAGCAAACGTAAAACCAATTATATCTTGATCTGAATAAATTGTTTTGCCGTTATCATCGTAGTTACATAAGTAAAATTTTCCCGCCCAATAGTGAACGCCAGTAAACGCACCTTTAGACATTTTTTCTACTTCTTGATTATCGTTTATACCAGAAAATAAACGTTGCGCTCTTCTACCTGTAATGTCTTCTTTCCATCGTCTCACATAACCGAATTGCGCCCCCGTTTCAAAGTAGTTTTTAAGGCTCTTTTTTAACATGGCGTAGGTTTTACCATTTGAACGTTCGCC